TGAATGGGTTAATGCTGCACATTTAGTCTGAATCGGAATCAGAGTCGTCCTTGATTACCTTCTTGGTAACAGCTGAACTGGTTACAGAAGACGTGTCGTCATCGGAGTCGTCAGAATCATACAACTTGGCCTTTGGTTTTTTCTTTTCGGCCGATCTGTTCCTAAAACGAGCAGGCATGATGATGTTGCGCTTGGCCTTGTACTCGATGAACTCGCTTATCACAGCCTCAGACAACTTTACCTGCAGGTAAGGTTCCTTACCCACAAACACACTGTCGATAACGAGCATGGCGGTGACTCTGCAGTTGATGTCCTTCTGAGAAAGTTTCTCAACGGTCTCGTCCTGATTGAGGTTCTCATCCTCATCCAGCATGAGAAACTTAGTCTTCATGAAGTTGTTGGATGTGACAACTTTGGGGTAGAGGTAGACTGTGTCGATGCCATTCTCCTGCTCTTTCCTCTTGACGATCTCCATGCTATCGACGTTGGAAGCCCACTTCTTGTCGCGCTGCTTGCCGAGAGCCTTGACCATCTCAGGTTCCTTCATAGCCTCCTTGACCTTCTCTGTGATGTCATCCAACATCTTGAGGGTGGCGTCCTCGACCTTGATGTCCTCTGCATCGTCCTCACTGATGTCCTCACCGTTGGCTTGCGCCTCACGGAGTTTCCTATTAACCATGACAAGGCACATTTTGGCTGGAGACGACTCCTCATACCGCGAGATGCCGTACGAGAAGAGCTCAGATGTCTGAATCTTGAGTTTGTCCAGTTTGTCCTTCTTTCCATTGCCATACTTGTACTTGATGTTGACCCAAACACCCTTCTGCCCTGGGGCAGCGGCGTTCTTGGGCAACTCGACGACGATGTTGTCGACATTGAGTTTGTGAAATGCGGCGTCTTGCTCAGCGGAGATAACGTTGACGGTTTGGTTAGACATGATTGCTTTACTATTTTCTATCATCCTTGCTATCCATAATTCAATTTTTCGAGAAGATCAACTTTTACTCGAGGCTTATCACGTTTTCCTTTCAATTATAATTGTTGGTCCTGTTGGTCCCGTCACACCAGTACCTGTAGGTCCAGTCGGACTCGTGACTCCATTTTATATAACTGGGTGGGTTTTTAATACTAATCAGATCTGAATAACACGATTTATGGTTTAACCTTCATGTGAGAAATGGTCAAAACGATTTCTATCAAGGAACTAAACATAGACTCCATCAGACCCAACGCCGAGAGCCTCAAGTCTAATCTTGGCGGGTCAAAAATCACCATCATTGGTAAACCCGGCTCAGGCAAGTCCGTCCTGATCAAACATCTCTTATACGCCAAGAAGCACGTCATCCCCACCGGTCTTGTTATCTCCGGTTCTGAGGACAGTAACAAGTTCTACTCACGTCTCTTTCCAGACCTCTTCATCTACGAGAAGTACAAGAAGGACGTGGTCGAAAACTTTATCAAACGTCAGAAACTGGCCAAGGAACACTTACCCAACGGATGGGCCGTCCTTGTAATGGACGACTGCATGGACGACGTCAAGATCTTTAACGACCCTTTGCTTCAAGGACTCTTCAAGAACGGGCGTCACTGGAACATGCTGGCCATCTTCGCTAACCAATATGTGTTCGACTTTAAACCCAACATCAGAACCAACATTGACGGGGTCTTCATTTTCAGGGAGCCCAACCAAGCCAACCGCGAGAAGATCTATAAAAACTTTGCCAGCATCATCCCCTCATATGCCATCTTCTGTCAACTCATGAACGAGCTCACTACTGACTACACATGCATCTACATCAACAACCAAATTCAGAGCAATGAATGGACTGATGCAGTTTTTTATTTTAAGGCTGACCAAGTCCCAGACTTCAGGTTTGGTTGCGATGACTACCTCCAATTCGCAGAGACGCGGCAACGTGATGATGAGTAATATTCATGTAGTTGATATTGTCATAACCCCTAGGGGTTATGACCAACTTCACAACTTAGTGATCCATTGATTACTGGCATGCTAACCATGCTCAACATTATTACTACTAATAAGGCACTGTTATTACATTTACAGGAATGGATTGACCATGGCACCGCTTCCTTCTTCAGTTCCACTATCGTCATCGTCATTGAGGGCCGATTGCCTACATGTCTTATCGGGCCAGTACTTACCCTTCTCGAGTTCACCCCACTGCGTAATGAAGTGTTGTCTGACAGCACTCCTGGTCGGGGTGATGTGGTTGGGGCACTCCTCCCTGAACCACTCCTTGAAGTGAGAGTACAAGGTAGCAGGAGTGAGCTTTGTCTCTTTCTTTGTGAAGACGCATTGCTGTTCGAACTGCTTGTAAATGTCGTTCTCCTGCCTGTACATGTCGGTAGCCACCTTGACCTTCTCAGGCTCCACAGGCTCAAGCTTCCTGATGGCACGCCACCTCTGGATAAGGTACCAAGCCAATGGCTGCGTCATCTTTGGGATCTTGTCGGTGAAATTCTTGTCCATAGGAAAAATCTTCTGGTTGATCTGATCTTCAAAATCATGAGGGCATTCATTCTCGGGTTTGAAGGTACTTTCGAAGGGGATGACGCGAATCCTATTCCACGTAGCCTTGTCTGCATCTTTGATGGCGGGAAGTTTGTTACAGATCATGTGCAATTTGAACATGGGTTGGATCTCCCGCGTCTCTTTGCCCTTCTGGAACAGGTCACGAGCCCAGTATGAGTCATTGCCAGTCAGACCTTTGAGCGTGCCGGAACTGATCATCTCGTCGGCGTTGGGTTCATCCATCACTGCCCACCTCACGCCGTCGCCTGCACGAGCCATCTCAGGATTGGCAGCTCCAAGGTTGGCTTTCTTTCCCGTGAGAAGGGATGTGCTGAACTTGACGGCCAGCTTGCCGAGCATCTTCTCAAAAAAGGTCTGTGTGACTGTCTTGCCGTTGTTGCCCTCACCAGTCCAGAAGAGGATAACCTTGTGATGGTTACCTCCTACAAAGACATGGCACGCTTGGTCTAGAAAGTAGTCGCGGACTTCGCGGTCCGGAAAGACCTTCTGAAAGAAGTCGTCTACCTCCATCACGTCAGGGTGGTCAACGGATCCGTAGTCCATGTACTCGATGGGCAGCGCGACTGATATGTAGTCCTCTGGATTCCCGTCTCTGAAGATGTCGTTCTCGAAGTCGTAGACGCCATTCTTGAAGGCGACCAGGTATGGGTTCTTATTGAGAAGATTGTAGAACTCTGGGTTATAGAACACCTCCTGCGACTCTACCATCACGTGGTTCTTGAATGGTGTGGCCTTACACTGTCTGATGAGGTCGTTGATCTTCTTCAGTCTCTTCTCACAGTCCTTCTTCTCAGGATCGTCGCCTTCCAGGTCCTCAAGTGTGCTGTAGATGTCTCGGCGTTTGGACTTGAGTTGCTTGATGATGATACCGTTGTCGTCTGAGATGCGCTCGCGGAGGCGAGTGCCCTTGTCGAGTGGCTTCCAGATGTGATCTTTGAACTGATACCACTCCTTATTGCTGATTGAGGTGCACACGAACTCATTGCCGTACTCGTTGTTTAGGATCTTTGCGACGTCGTTGTGGCATCCGTTGACGGCCTCAATGACGAGGTGGTGAGTCTTTTCATCGATCATCTTCTCATACTCCTCGGGGCTGTCTTGCTTGGCGTAGTACTTGAGTGTCCCAATGGTGAAGTTGTTGGGACGCATCTTCTGCCACAGTGACAGGCACTCGCTCTCGTCAAACTTGTCACTCTGTTCAGAGAATTCGAGCCACTGCGAGAAACCGTCGTCGTCGCCTCCGCTGATCTGCCACAGACAGAAGCCAACACGGAGCCAAGTGGAGCGGTCGTCTGCGCGCGAGGCGTTCATCATACCGATGAGCTGCTGCGCCTCCTGGAGCTGCTTCTCGACGGAGTCGTTGTCGTACTGTTTCCTCTTGGTCTTGACTATCTCAAACGTCTTCATGAGGGGAGTGGTGACGCTGGGTTTGGGGTTGTAGAAGTAACGGTTGGCCCTGTCGTAGAGAAAGATGGATAGGATGCGCGGCAGAAGCTCCTTCACGCGACCATCACAGTCTACGTCGTCTGGTGACTCACCTGGGTATCTGTTACAGACGTAATCGGACAGGCCTTCCTCAAGGGAAACCTCCTGCACGTCTTTGAGGAAGCACTTGGTTGCTTTGTAAGGGGTGTTGTTATGTTTCCTGGAACCGTAGAGGAGCCAGTGGACGTTAATTGAGTTGGTGTCGAGAAAATCCTTGGCCCCGATGTTGTCAAATAGACCGTTGATTCGTTCTTGCACTTTTGGGATGATGTATACCTCCTGGGCCTTCTTATCGAGGAATAGTTTGGGGAAATGGAGATGGAAGCCGTTCTTGATGTACTTCTCGCCGCCGATCTCAGTCTCGTAGGGTTTCTTCTCGAGCAGCACGCAAGTGTATGCGGCGTCCCGCTTGTCAGCGGCTATATTTGAGAAGTCTACAACCTCATGAATGGCCTGTTGGTACGCGCCAACGACTTCCTCAACCTGATCGTCGGTGTAGAGGTGAGGGCGCTTCTCATCGTCCTTCGAGAGGATGGATTTCTTGACTCTGAGGTCTATATCGACGAGGATGGGCGTCTCTTTGCCGGGGTTTTCGGCCAAGTATATGGGTTTCTTCTGAGATAGGGCGTTACTGTAGATTTGCCAGAAGTCCTTCATCTTGGACCCGAAGGCGTATATGCCCCTGGGAGTGCCCATTGACACATGTGTGTGGGCGGGGTCGTTGGGGGCCTTCATCTCCTTTAGGAACTCATTGAGTGTGCCTGTGGCGGTTGATGCGGGGTGATTCTTAGTATTACTCATCCTTTTAATATCTTAGATTGTTCATCAATAAATCTATTCAAATTTTTCCACGATATGGTTGATTTTTCGCATTTCATTACCTATGGTAGGTACTGAAGTATAACTATCTAATTTACAAGATCATGTCTTCCACGCCTAGAATGGTCTTGATTTTATCTATAAGGTTGAAATAATCATCGGTCGATACGCCGTTGTTCTTGTGTGTCTTGATACCGGCTTCCCTGAGTGCCTTCACGATATCTATACCTCTGTTGGCGACCGGCGAATCAAACATCTCCTCCATCGTGATGTCGCACCCGTCCGCCGCGTATGTCTTGACCCTATTGAAGTGTTTGTTGTAATTCTTGCGGAGGCACCTGATGACTATGTATCCCGCATTGTGGAGGTGAGAGGGCATGCGGGGTGACGCGCTGAACGATTGAGGCAACTTAATGAGGTTAATTACCTCCTCACACCTTGAGTCCTGGATTACCTTGTTGGTCACTTCGGCTAGTCGTTCGCTTATGATCTCTTCTACGAGGAACGTGAGGGTATCGGTCTTACCGGACAGGGCGTCAAGTTGCTTGGTCGTCTTGTTGAGTTTGATCTGGGTCGTGTTGTCCTCAATAGATTTCGTGAGGATAAGCATGTGGGCTACACGGGCAAGTCTGACAAAGAAGTCTCTGAATAGTTTGTTGCAAATGATGCACAGGTCTTTGAGGCAGTACCCCTTGACCATGTACATACTCTCAGGATTTGCCTCGAACGACAGTTTGTAGTCGGCGTCCTTGTGGAACATGGTGAACAGGATCTGTTGATATAGTTGATTCAGGTTGAGGTTAGTGTCCTGAATGAGCCATGTCTCAATGAAGGGTTCGTCAAGGAGGACCCACGATTCGTCAAAGTCTGGTTGCCAGAACAGTTTCAGGAATTGAATATCGTGGTCTTTGAACTTGAAGATTTCCTTCATGTAATGGTCGTTGAGGTACACGAGCCTGCGGGGATTGTTTAACAATTGACTTACGGTGTGATACATTTTCTCACCATATGGAATGGTTGTCTTTAGATTTCATATATGCAGTTGTTGTAGAGAATTATCACCTTATTGGGAACTTGTAAGAAAATGTTACCCCGAAGGGTAAAATTTTCAATGCCCGGTGGTTTGGGCTAAGACGCTCGCTATGACGGCGAGCGTCTTTGGCCAATTAGAAAGTTCGAGGAATCAATCTCCAACGTTTACATGTCTCTCATGCGACGTTCTCTCTCTGCGTCCTTATCTTTTTTCTCATACTCTGCGATGAGCTGATTGAGGGAGGAGGGTTTTTGCATCGCGAGTATATCCATGATCCTGGTCTTGTCAGTTGGGCGACGGTTGTCGGCCTTCACGGACTCGATGAAATGTTTATGAATCTCCTTGAGCATCATGTCCTGCTTCTCCGTGAGGGAGGTATCTGGCATCTTCCTGATGTATCGTTGCTGGTACTTTTGGAAAAGGTCTCCCACAATCTTGAGCCAGATGTATTCGTGGATGGATTGAGGGTTGAAATCATACATTGCACAAAAGTCGTCAAGCATCTGCTTGGTCTGTATGGTCGTCTGCTGGTTGGTGCCAAGACCCAAGTTGATCATGGTGTTCTGGTGTTCAAGCTGGAGGTACCTGAACCTGATACTGGAGGTGTTGTCCCTCAGTCCAAAGTAGTACTTGTACCGGTTGTTTAGGATTTTGAAGTGCTTGTCGTCGCGCCCCTCCTCGCTCTGGATTGCAATGAAGCCCTGGATTCGCTTGAAGTCAATGTTGTCGAGCGCGCAGAGCATCTCCTTCATATCCTCAAAGACCAGTTCTTGGGGTTTTGGGACCTCATACCCGTCCAACACCACGTCTTCGTCAAAAGACAGATTGTTGTCTTTGTCAAAG